AAATCGGCAACTGGCCTGCTGTATCAATTCACGGAGCCATAGCAGAGTGGGAGCGCCTTAAAAAGTTGCGTGATGCGGGTGCTGACCCGGCCGAAGATCGCAAGCAGGCCCGTGCTGAGGTACGCCAAGCAGCCCAACAGAAGCGTGCAAAGGCGGTGAAGCCTTACACCGTATTCGATGTTTGCCATGACTACTGGAATGGCCACTTACGGTCGGCGCGGAAGAAAAAGGGAGCTGACGAGGTGTGGCGGATGTTCGACACTATGCTTGGAGATTTCGGAGCGATGGTCGCTGCGGATGTCACCAGGACCCAAGCCTTTGACCTAATTCAGAGCTTTGCCAGTACGCCAGTGGTTGCATCGAAGTTGCGCGCTGAGTTAGGCGGGGCGTGGGACTATGCATTGGATGCCGGCAGGTTGCCAGATAACACCCCTAACTGGTGGCGCCTGATCCTGCGCGGCAAGCTGAAGTCGAAAGGGAAGAAGATTCAAGGGGAGAGCGTTGGGACGGCCAAGCGGGTGCTTACGCCGCAAGAGGCTGGGGTATTGATCCGTTGGCTACCCAATTTCACGGCGTTACTTGAGGATGTATTGACGCTTTACCTATGGACGGCTGCCCGAGGCTCGGAGATTGTGCTGATGGAGGGGCGGGAAATCATCCTGGACGCTGGACAGTGGTGGTGGGAGCAGCCCAAGGCAAAAACGAAGAATGCGCGGCACGAGCGGGCCACGGATTTGAGGCTGCCGCTCTTTGGGCGAGCACTAACAGTAGTGTTGCGCCGCAAAGAGCTGTATGGGGAAGGGTGGCTTTTCCCCGCCAGGTTGTCGGGCGGGCGAGTCGAGCCAGTCCAGCAGAAAACCATCCAGTCGACGGTCTACTACCACCAGCCTTACTCTCTTACCCGCCCGGACTATCAGCGTTTGCGGTTGCCTGTGACACATTGGGCGCCGCACGACCTGCGCCGAACAGCACGTACAAGGTTGTCTGCGCTTGGCTGTCCGCGTGATGTTGCAGAAACGATCATCGGCCATCTGTTGCCTGGGGTAGAGGGCGTCTACAACCAGTACACCTTTGATGCCGAAAAGGTGCAGTGGCTTAAGCGATTGTCTGAGCACTTGGAGGAGATTGCCGTGCAGTAGCGCGCGGCTTTTTGGCCCCTGTATTCGGTGGCGGTGCAAAGTCAGACTCTGGCCGGCTTTCCGCCCATGCCTCCACCTCTCGCATTAGCCAAGCTACTCGACCCCCAGAGAGCTTTCGAGGCTTGGGCAGGTCACCAGCACGGACAAGCGCCTGGACAGTGGACACAGATACGGAAAGCACTGCAGCCACGGTGGCTAGGTCAATGTAAAGCGGTCGGATAGATACGGCCGCTTTTTTGTTTTCGGTAGTCATGGTTGTCCTTGTTTTTCTCTTTGATGGCAGATGTCAGCGCGGTCCGCTTAATAGGCGTTCATCACCAGCGGCAAGCTGGCCCAGCGTTCTTCGTTGTCGTTCGGCAGGATCAGATAGGCGTCGCCGGCAAAGTTGGAGTCCGGGCAAACGCTGCGGCCGAGAGCGGCAGCGATTCGCACAGGGGTGTAATTGCTCATGTCCTCAATCGGCGCCTCGATGTGCATGTAGACGAAGCAGCCCTCATCGGCCTTGAGCGTTGCCGGGATGCCGGCAGCGACCAGCGTGTCCTTCAGCTTCTCGGCGCGCAGGATGGCGCCGAGCTGGCCGTTTATATGGTCGATCCGGTGCTGGAAACGCTTGGTTTCGCGCTCCACCAGTTGGGTGTACAGGTTCATCGGTTTCCCTTTCGCAAGGCTATGCATGGCCGATGGCCAGCGTCCCGTATGGGTCGGGGTTAACATTGACCAGCCAGGCGTCTGCGCCTTGCATGGCTTGGGTGAGCTGGTCGGCTATGCTCAGGCCGCTGCCGCCGGCCTTCCAGCGGGCGGCGCCAGGCTTGGCGCGCTGGGCGCGGACGATTTCATGCTGGGTGCGGACTTGCTCCAGCACCTGGAGGCCACGGCCGATCTCGATGCCGCCGATCTGCTTGAGCAGGGCCTGGCCGGTGACGCGCTGGCGGGCGGCTTCCTGGGCGGCGGCGCCCTGGATGGCCACGTCGTGCACCAGCGCGTCGATCTGACCCATGAACTCGCTCAGGTGCGAGCGTTGGTGTTCGTAGCGGCGCAGGGCTTCATGCTGCCGGCGCCGCTGCTCGGCGAGGGCGGCCGGCGGCAGGTAGCCGTCATCGAGCGGCTGGATACTGCGGCGCAGCTCATCGGCCTCGATAGCCTCGGACCAGCGTCGGTGATCCTCATCGGTGGCCGGCGGCGCCGGCGGGAGGGTGGATTTGAAATCCGTAGAGTTATTGACACGAGTCCAAGCGGTCGCTTCGCTCCCCGAACCCCCTGAAACCCGCGTAATGCGCCATTCGTGCATGCGGGTGACAGCGAGCTGGCCGCTGTCGGCTTCGACTACACCGACCAAGCGACGCTGGCCGGTTTCACCATAGCGGTTGATCCCGGCTTCGCTGTCCTTGGCCAGGGTCAGCGGCATCTCGCTGCGTTTCTTTTCATAACCGCCCATCACTTCCACGAAGCGCGCCCAATTGCCGGTGTCGGCCGCCACTGCGGCTTGCATCAGCACGTCCTCGGCGTGCTGGTAGTCCCAGCGGCGCAGCTCGCGCCAGACGCCGACCGGCGGGCCGCCAACCTGCTGGAACTGACGAATGCCCCAGGTCGAGGCCCAGGCATCGACACGGCGCGCGGTGACGGTGGCGTCGGTGGCCAGATCCTGCGCGCGGGTGGTGCCGTCGTCGCCATCGCCGGGGGCATGTCCGAGCGCTTCGAAGTCCTTGCCCAAGCTGCTGCCGTCGGTACGCTTGCCATCCACGTTCTTGGCGATGTACTTGGCGATGTAGCCGGCGGCGGTGCCGCGCGACCAATCGATGGCCTTGAAACAGACGCGCGCCTCGATGCCCTTCCACACGCCGCGCGGTGGGTTGCTCCAGAAGGTGGCTTCGTCGTTGATCTTGGCGGCCAACTCGGCGAGCGAGCCATGGGCGCCTTCGGCACGGAACCGGCGGGCGGCATCCAGCGCGGCCTGCTTGGTGACCAGATAGCTCAGGCCCAACTCGTCGCGGTCCTCGCGCACGGCGTAGCGCGCGACGATGCGGCGGAATGGCCGTACGTGGGCTTTTTCCATGAAGAACAGGCCATGGAAGTGCGGCGTGCCATCGTGGTGCGGCTCGGCCACGCGGAAGCCGAAAATGCGGATCTCGGCACGGGCCAGGGCGGCGGTAATGCGTGACCAGACCTTGCCCAGGTAGCCGGCGGTATCGCGCGGGGTGCTCAGGCCGTCATACTTCGGATTACGCTGGCCGCTCTTGGCGCGGCGCGGGTGGAAACGGCTCGGCGCGGTGATGGTGACGAACTCGCCGGCCATCTCCAGACCGACCGCGATATATTCGAAGCCGGCGATCCGCACCATCAGCTCGGCGCGGCGAATCTCCGGATTGGCCATGCCCTTGTCGGCCAACTCGGACAGGGTGAATTCCTGGCCCAGCTCGTTGATGGCCTTCAGCGCATCGAGCAAGGCGCGGTTGCGGCGCCTCTGATCCTTGCGGCGGTTGACCGCGTCGTGGCTGGCGTACAGCGCGCTACGGCGATGTACCTGGCCGAGTGTGATCGACAGCGCTTCCGATTTGCGGGCGTTCACGCGGCGCAGGTTGCGGCGCCACCAGAGCGAGCAGCCAACGCGGCGGGCAATGCCATCTTCGTGTTCACCATTCGGAGCATCGATGCCGTGTTCCTGGCAGAAGGCGGCCAGCGTATCGAGGTCGGCGCCGCTGATGCGCAGCCGCTCGCCTTCCTCTGCGCGTGCCTTGGCGTAGTCCACCAGCGCTTCCTCGCTGGCGCCCAGCTCCAGGGCCTTGGCCGGGAACATCGCCACCAGCTTGCGCAGCCAGGTGTTGGCCTCGGCCTCGCGGCCATCATCCAGCACACCGACGCGCTGACCGTCGGGACGCAGCGGGCGGTTACGCCGGCGCAGCCACTCGCGGCGCACCGCTTTTGCCAGGTGCGGCGGAAAGTGATCGATCCAACCGAGCGCCGAGCGGTCGGGCAGGTGAGAGAGCGACGGGATCACGCGGCGGCTTCCTGGCTGAGGGCTGAAGCGGTGGCGCGGCGCAGTTCCGATTGGCCGGTCAGCAACGGCACGCCGCCGTTGCTCAACTTGGCGGCAGCCACGCCGTGCTCGCCGAGCAGGTTTTCTAGGGTGTGCTGCATGTCGCCCAGCTCGGGCAGCAGCATCCCCTTGAGCGGCAGGCTGTGCAGGGTCGCCAGTTGATTGATGGCGACGCGCAGCTTGCCAATCGACAACATGGCCGCCTGGATCTGGTTGATCGCGTCGAGCTGGCTGAGGCTGAGTACTCGGCTTTGCAGGGAGGAAACCGATTCGAGGGATTGCATGGGCTTGTCCTGTCGTGGGGCGGTGATCGCGGCCGGCTCCAGAGCGGCCAGCTTGGCTTGAGCTTCTTTGAAGTGCTGGTAACCGTTCATCGCTTCCCCCTTACGGCAGCAGCCATTGCAGTGTGGCCAGGGCCAGTTCCAGCGCTGCGAGCTTGCCGAGTACCTTGAGCCAGTCGGCCAGGGTGTCCGGGTGAACACGCTGCGGACGCACCGGCGTGAGGCAATGCAAACCGTTGGCGAGTCGGATCTTGTTGAACTGCATGTCGGCCTCCATCAGGGGGATGCGGTTTTTCAGGCAAAACAATCCCCCGCGTGCCTCTCGGGCTCGCTTTGAAAGTGCTGTTGGGGGGAGAGGGTTAGGCGCTTAGTCGATAAGCAGCGAGAGCTGGTTATCGGGAACTTGCCGGCGCTGGCGGCGGTAGTGGTCGAACGCGGCCTGGCGGGCGGCGGCAGCCGATTGTGGCAACGCGGCGCGGTGCAGGTCGGCCGGGATCAGGCCATCGGTCAGGCGCTCGGTCCACTCCGACAGGCCCTTGAGCTGGACGCTGCAGACCTTGCAGGCGCCGTAGATTTCGCGTGTGCTGGCAGACAGCATGCGACTAGTGCGGGTGATCACGGCGGCTTCGCCGCAAGCGGGGCAGAGCGGGGCGGTCATGCTGCGGCCTCCACTCGGCAGAACACCTGGAAGGTAAGCGCGTTCATCTGGGTGACCTTCTGGCAGATGGCCATGCCGATGCCGTCCAGGCGGGTGCGCTCTTTGTCGTCTACCTCGCCGTCGCGGGTGGCCTCTCGCCAGGCACGGGCCAGCTTGCCGACTTCCTCGACCAGTTCCATGTACAGGGTCTGGATTGCCTCGTCATCGATGCGCGAAATATCGGGCAGCTTGATGAACACGCCGCCGGATTCCGCTGCAACGGCCTCCGCAAAGTGGGTGGTATCGCTCATTGCCTGCATCTGCAGCGCTTCATGCACATCCACTGATTGGCCTTTGCGCTCGTACACGCGGTTTGCGAGAGCGTCCATGCTGACGCCCAGGGCTGCAGCCATGGTAGCCCAGCCGCCGGGCATCGCCTTGCACATGAGTTGGTAGCTGTTGCGGAGTCGATCCACAGAGTTTTCCTTTTTTGTGTGGTGTCGGAGTGGCGCAGGAATCACTACAGTGGTGTCATGCGCTGGCGTGAGCGGCTTGCCAGAGGGGCAAGCCCAGTAGGTAAATTTCGCGGGCCAGGGCGCCATCAGTCAGATGGTGCTGCTTCGCGAGATCGTCGAATTGCTCACGTTCGTTCGGCATCAAGCGCATGGCGATGGCTCGTTTGTCGATACCGTTAGGGATGCGGCGACGTGCTGCCTTTGATATGGTCTGCATGATGGCCTCAGTGTTAGGATTTGCCTAAATGTGCAATACAGACCGTATTCTTTGATCGATTGATCAAAGTGTCAAGGGGATTTTGATTGTTTGATCAAATTGGCGGGCGTCTGCTTGAAGAAAGGAAGCGCCTCAAGCTGAGCCAAACCGAGATGGGGGCGCTTGGTGGGGTTGCGATGCGGACCTATCACACGTATGAGACAGGCGCTCGGTATCCTGATGCTGAGTGCCTGGCGAAGTTCTACGCCGGCGGAGTGGATGTCAGCTATGTCATCACTGGCGTACGGAGTTCTTCAGATCTGAAAAACGACGAAAACGCGCTGCTTGTAGCTATCAACAGTGTGGATGCTCGGGGGAGGGCAGCAGCCATTGCTGCCGCGTTGGCTGTTGTTCAGGCGTACTCTAAAACTAGTTGATTTGCACAATTGATCAACGAGTTGGGAGCTCTTCTAGTCATACAAGGGGCAGGCCTTCCATCTCAGATATTTCCACGAAATGTTGGTGGCTCGCTTTGGCAGAGCTAAGCCTAAGATATCAATCCCTTTGGCAGGCGTTTCAGAAAAGAACCGGTAAAAATTTCCCAAAGAGCATTTCTTGCAGAATTAAGCGGCGGCCCCGATGCTACACACTATCCAACGGCTCTTCTCAAGGCCCAAGTGTTGGGCCGCTAGCTTAAATGGAGAAATGGTCAATCCAATTTCATGAATTTCGGCTTTGGCGAAATGATCTTGGGCGCCATGGCTTTTACATGAAGCCAATCTGGCGCGTTCACGCTAACTAGCTTATGTGAGCTTGATACCAGATCCTGCTGTGCTGCCTCATTGAGAGCGTCTTCAATTTCCAGCGCTTTTGCATCTGGGTATTTTTCAATTTGCTCCTGAATTTTTTGGGCTTTTGCGCTTGGCTTAATGAAATAGGGGGGCTGTTCTTGCTTGCCTAACGTGCATATCGCGCGTGCGACAGCATGGTAGGCATCATTGAATAGTCCCATGAAGCCATTTGGATCTGCCAGGGATACAACCCATAAACCATGCTCGGAACTATATCTCACACCACTCGTGTTGCTGGTATGGGTAGATTCTGGAACAATTCCGATCCGGAGTCCGGGTCCACCTTCGAGTTGTTTATAGTTTGATTTGATCGTTGCAGCAAAATATCTTGGATCGCCGGCTGCAGATAGAAATAAATCCGTCTTCCATACCTTTTTGATCCGGTCATTTAGTTCATGCTCGGCAGTATGGCCGCGTGCCGCAACTGAAACCCAAGGGCCAAAGCGAAATGGCTTTCCGGACCCTTGAGGCAATAAGTATGAGTCCGTTCCAGCTTCATCAACGACTGCGTCTAGGAATCCAAGATACTTGGCTCGTTCTTGACCAAATAGTAGAGAGGTAGGCTCAGCGTCCTTTACATACTTCGAGGCTCTCTTCAGTGCTATGCCGAGAGGGTTTATTACGCTAGGTTCTTTCCCAAGTATTGCCTCGTGGATGGCCCATTCAAAACCGTCGCCACGCATTCCTTTGTCACGTTCAAGTCGCGCAACTTTAGCAAGTTGCCGCATCCTGACATCCGAAAGGGGAGTATTTAGATCAGTAAGATCCTCATCTGATACCGAGTCAATCAAGGCGCGGAGTACTGAGCGACAAACTGCATATAGTGCGCGTCCATACTCGTCGATGGGCGCGTTTTGTTCGATGAAAGTAACGTTTGCGGCCATGAAATGACCCCCCTGTTTTATGGCTAACGTTCGAATGGAAGTATTAAGTGCCGACGTTGGCTCATGTGTGCTTATGGTGAAACATTCGCCGCTTTGTGACACTAAGCAATATTTATGCTTTCGGGGAATAGTAGCTTACTAAGTTGTATTCTTCCAACTTCATCTCCAACTCCAGCGTGGCGGTATAGCCGCAGTCACCTAAGCTGTGGGTGACCTTGGCCAGTACCCACCCGGCCGCATCGATGGCCGGCTTGAACCCGCTCACCCGCGCCGGCAGCTCCGGAAACATCTCAGGCCGGCCCTCGGCCAGCGTGATGCTGAACTCGGCCACGCCGCGCTGAATCTTCTCCCACGCCGCCTTAGCCCCCTGCAGTGCCGTGTGCTCGGTGGCGTACACATGGCGCAACGTCAGCACATTGCCGGCCGACGGCTCGATGCCTTTCTTCTGCACGGCGGTGAGCTTGGTCCGCTTGCTCTTCCTTCCTAACTTGGTGACCGTGGCGCGCCGCTCGAACTTCGTGTTGGCGTCCACGACGACTTCGCCGCGTTTGGCCTTCTGTACGTCGTGCCAGATCGCCTTGACGGCGGTGTAGGCATTGCGGTCGGCCACGGCGAAGCGGTGACGGTCGCCGCTCTTTCGCTGGATCACCACCTCGGGGAAGGGCTTGCCGGTGACGCTCTGTGCCTCGCCGGCCTTGATGAACAGCAGCTTGCCCTGTTTGACCGTGGCGATGGCGTCGTGTTGATGTGCCAGCCGGGTGAGCAGATTGGCATCGGATTCGTTGGTCTGGTCCAGGTGCTCGACCGGCCGCTTGGCCAGGTGCGGGCTGACGACCGGCTGCAGGCCGTTCTGTTTGGCCACGGTTTTGACCAGCTCGCCGATGGTCGTTTTGTGCCAGCTCTTTTCCCGTTTGGTACTGATGCCGGCGCGCAGGTCGGCCGAGCGCGCGCGCAGGGTGAGCGTGTCCGGTGCGCCTTCGTGCTCCACCTCGTCCACCGTGTAACTGCCCTTGTCGATCAGCGGCGCCCCGGCCCAGCCGAGCTTGAGCTGCAGCGTGACGCCGCGCGGTGGGATGTCCAGCTTGCCGTCGCTGTCATCGAGCACGATATCGAGCTGGTCGGCCTCGAAGCCACGGTTGTCGGTCAGCGTCAGGCTGATCAGCCGCTTACTCAGCTTGGCGGTGAGGTTCTTGCCGTTGAGGGTGATCTCGAACGCCGGGCGCTTGGGCTGCTGCATGCCGAGCGCGCCGGCGACCGAATCGGCCAGGCCGCCGACCGCATCGGTCGCTTGCTGGTACAGGGCATTGCCGGCGTTGGCGGCCTCATCGAATAGGCTCATGCGATCAACTCCAGCATGCCGCGCGTGACGGTGCCGAGCGCATCGAGCAGGCTGTTATCGGTGCGCTTGAGCGTGAGGGTGAAGTCGATTCGGCGCGCTTTGCCGTCGCTGAAGAAGTCGGTGCGCGTGCTGTCCAGGCTCTCGACCGCGTAGAAGCCATAGATGGCGCCGGTGCCCTCGATCAGCGGCCATGCCTTGCCCTGGTCGGCCATCAACTTGAGCAGGGCCAGCGCCGTATCGCCGCCGGTCAGCTCGGGCATCAGCGTGCCGGACAGTGTGATGGTTTCCTCGTCCTGGCCGAGGAACTGGTAAGCCGGCCGCTGGCCCACCCGGCTGTTGCTCGGTAGCCGCCATTTGAGTTGCTGCTGCAGTTGCTGGTACGGCACGGTATCGAGCATGAACACGAACAGCCCCAAGGCCATCATCGGTAAGCCAAGCATGTGAATTAATCCCTATCGTTGAGGCGCGAGCGGCTGGCGGCCTGGCGCTGCCGCTGCTGGCGGTCGATCTCGCGCGCGACGGCCTGCGCCAGTTGCTGCTCGTTCATGCCGGGCGCGGCATGGATGGTGATCTGGAACGTGCTCGGCGCCGAAGCCGCTATGGGGGCGCCGCGCTGGGCGATGAGCGGCGGGCGACTATCAATGCGCGCGCCGCCGGCCATGGCGACACCGGCCATGGCGACACCGGCCGACAGCGCGATGCCGGTGCCGGCTGCGGTCAGCTTCTTGGACACCGCCAGCACCGCGCCGAGCGGGCCGTGCTGGTTGTCGGTGATGCCGTTGGTCAGCCCAGCCATGGTGAAGCCGCCGAGCGCGGTGAATACGCGCGAGGGCGAGTGAATGCCGAGCTTTTCCTTGAACCAGGCGATGGTGCTTTCGCCAGCACCGACGATAGCTGCCTTGACGTTGGCCAGCCCGCTGGTGATGCCGTTGACCAGGCCCTGCATGATCTGGCTGCCGAAGGTGGCGAAGCGGCCGGGCAGGGCGCCGATGAAGGCGGTGATGCTGTCCCAATGCTTGAAGATCAGACCGGGCAGCGTCCAGTTGAGGAAGAAGGCGGCCAGCAACTGGCCGGCGCCGATGGCCTTACTCTTGATCCACTCCCAGGCAATGCCGGCGGCGTCCTTGATCCCCTGCCACAGCGCGGCGAACTTCGGCCCGATCCAGTCCCAGTTCTTCCAGATCAGGTAAGCCCCGGCTGCAATGGCGGTGATCAGCAGCCCGATGGGGTTCATCAGCAGCAGCCGGCCAAGCCACAGCACCACCTGGCCGACCAGGCCGAAGCTCTTTAGCAGGAACCCCAGCCCCTTGGCGAATAGGCTCAACGGACCCGCCCCGGCACCGAGGCTGATGCCGAACGAGGTCAAAGCGAACTTGGCGGCGGCCAAGGGACCGAGCAGCGCGGCCACAGCGAGCAGCAGGCCGCCGACCACCGACAGGAACAGCGCCAGGGCGGTAGCGATCTTCACCAACGTGGCCGCCAGTTCCGGGTTGGCCTTGGTCCACGCGGTCACGCGCGCCAGTACGCCGTTGACCATTTCCATCGTCTGCATCATCGCCGGCCGCAGCGCCTGGCCCAGCTCGCTCGATTGGTTGAACAGCCGGTTCTTGGTCATTTGCCATTGCGCCGACAGCGTGTCGTTGCGTGCCGAGCCCTCGCGCGCCATCGAGCCCTTGGCCTTGGCGTCACGCGTGAGCGTGAGCTGGCGCCGGTATTCCGCCAGGTTGTTGGCGAGCTTGGCGGCGTCGTCGCCGTATTCCTTGCCGAACAGCTCGGTGGTGATGCCGATCTGCTTGTCCTTGGGCAGCTTGTTGATCGCAACCAGGACTTGCTGGATGGTGCCGGTGGCATCGGTTGCCATGCCCTTCTGGATCGCCTTGGCATCCAGGTGCAAGGCCTTGAGCCCCTTCTGGAAGCGCTTGGGCTGCTGGGTGGCGATGGCCAGTTCCCGAATCATCGCGTTGGTGGCAGTGGCGGCGATCTCGGCCGACGATCCGAGCGACAGGAAGGTGGAGCCGAGCGCGGCGGCATCGCGATAGCTCATCCCGACCTGGGTGGTCACGCCGGCAATGCGCTGCATCACGTTGATGATGTCGGCACCCTTCGATTGGGCGTTGTCGTCCAGGTAGTTGATCACGTCGCCGAGCTGGCCGATGTCCTTGATCGGGACTTTGAACAGGTTGGCGATCTTGCTCATGCTCTCGCCGATGGACTCGGCCGGCAGATCGAACGCGATGGTGGCGGTGGCCGCCGTCTTGGCGAAGGCCAGGAGGTCGGCCTTGCCCTGGATTCCCATGCGTGCACCGCCCTCGACCAGCGCCGCCAGCTCGGTGGTGGCCATCGGAATCTGGGTCGCCATCGCCTTGATCGCTTGGGCCATGTCGTAATAGGTGCGCGTCAGCCGGCCATTGGCATCGCGCGTGCCGTCGACCTGGCGTGCCACGCCGAGCATCGCATCCTCGAAGCTGCTGTAGTCCTTGATCATCTTGAAGATCGGTAGGCCCACGGCGGTGCCGGCGGCGGCCGTGGTGGCACCCGAGCCGGCCACGCGGTCGCGGATGTCGGTGGCGCGTTCGTAACTGGCACGGGCGGCCCGCCGTTGCGCCTGGCGCGCGTTGAGCTTGGCCAGCTCCGCTTCCTGCTGGCGCATCGCCTGGGTGGCCTGGTCGATCCGGCCGGCCAGCTCGCGTTCGTGCTGGCCGAGCCGGGCGGTGCTGACGCCGCCCGCTTCCAGCGCATTGCGCGCATCGTTGGCGGCGCCGAGCTGCTTGCGGTGCGCGAATGCGAGCTTCTCGACCGCGATTTCCGCACTCTTGAGTTTGCGCGTCATCGCTTCGGTCGGCGGCCCGGCGGCGGCCATTTGCTCCTGCAGTTGCTTCAGGCGCTGGCGCGCGGCGTTGAGATTGGTGCCGGTGTCCTTGGCCTGGGCGATGAGCTGGCGGAACGCCCCGACCTGGCCCTGGACCTGGGTTAGGGCCTTGAGCTGGCCCTTGGTGTCCTGTAGTTGCTTGGCCAGGGCCTTGCTGCCGCCTAGCGCGGTTTTGAGCGGGCGCGTCATCTTGTCCACGGCGGACAAGATCACTTCCAGCTTCAGGTTGCGCACGCTACTCATCGTCTTGGGCTCCGCTACGTTCTCGGGCGCGCTCGCGCCAGTCCATCAGTTCAGTCAGGGTGAAGGGATCCATCGCGGCTGGCGGCCAATGAAAAATCACCGCGATGTCCGCCATGGCGCTCTCTACGCGCTGGGGGAGGCCGCCAGCTTCGCGGCTTTCGGTAACAAAAAATCCGATACCTCGGTGCCGAGCTGCAGCAGGTCGGCCGGATCGAGCCGGGCCACTTCCTGCTCGGTCAGCGCCGGCGCGGTGATACGCGGCAGCACGCGCTGCAGCGTGGCGACGTCCATTTGCAGCAGGTCGGTCAGGTTGCAGCCGCGCAGCTCGCCGGCCGCCGGCTTGCGCAGCGCGACGGTGGCGATGGTTTCGTCGCCGCGAGTAAACGGGCTGTCGAGGGTGATGGTCTTGGTTGTCATGCTGGGTGTCCTTGCGAAGGGAAGCCCCGCCGATGGGCGGGGGCGGGGTTACAGGCCGATGTTCTTGCGGTGCTTGGCGAGGCGGTCGACGCCCATCACATTAAAAATCTTGTGCACCAGGTCGATCTCCAGCCAGACCTTGCCGTTGACGGTCTGCTTGTAATAGGTGCAGTCGGTCTTGACCTTCCAGTTGCCGTTCTCGCCGGCTTTGGCGTCGCCCTGGTCGAATTCGTTGTGGCGACCGCGCACGACGAGCTCGACCGACTGGTCCGAGCCGGTGCCTTCCTCCGAATACGAGCCGGCCCAGCGGACCATCGCCGCGTCGTGCTTCTCGGCGCCGAAGCTGGCCACGATCTCCTCGATCGGGCCGTTGTAGGTGTGCTCGATCTCCAGCTTCTCGACACCCTTGATCAGGGCCACCGGGCCGAGCATGCCGGCGCCGGTGAAGTCGTCGGTCTTCATCGCGATCTTGGGCAGCTTCAGTTCCAGGGCCTGGTCGACAAAGCTCACGCCGTCGATGAAGGTGTTGAACAGCCGCAGGGTACGGGGCAGGGCCATGGGGTTCCTTTCTTAATCAGGCCGCCATGCGGTCGGCGAAGTTGAGCAGATAGCGGTCGGTGATGCGCTGGCGCAGCATCAGGTTTTCCAGCGGCGGCACCGGCGTGTAGTCGTAGTCCAGATACAACTTGCCGTCCTTGAGGCTGTCCTTGGTGTTCACCGTCTCGTCGTACCAGCAGTCGAAGCCGAGCAGATAGCCGCTGCTCACCAACTCGCGCCCCTTGGCCTTGATGCCTTCCACGATGTCGCGCACCAGGGTCGGATGCAGCGGCTTATCGGATGCCCAGAAATGCGCCTCGGCCATCGTGTCGGCCAGCACCTGGGCGGTGCGGGTGTAGTTCTCGAATGCGAACAGCGGATCGGCCGAGCAGGTGCGCGAGCCCCAGAAGCGGAACCCATCGCGGCGGATCAGCGTGGTGACCTGGGCGGCGTTGAGGAAGCCGGCGTCGGTGGCTGGGTCTTGCAGATCCCAATACACGTCGCGGTTGATTCCCTGGACGCCCTCGACCGGCACGTTGGACAAGGTCTTGTGCCAGCCGTCGGTTTCATCGATAGCGGCGCGCAGTCCGAGTGCCCGTGCGACGGCCGGTGCAGTGGCCACGGCGTTGGCGGTGGTGTCCCAGCGTTCGAAGTCGGGCCAGATCACCATCGCCTCGCGCTGGCCGAAGTTCTGCCGGTACGCGACCGCTTCTTCCTTGGTCTGCGCGCCATGGGCGGACAGGTAGGCGAAGCCGCGCAGCTTCTTGGCGATGGCGGCCAGCTCGGTGGCTACCGGCAGGCTGTCGAGGCCGGGCACGCCGAGGATGCGCGGCTTAATGCCGAAACGGGTCTGCGCCGACAGCAGCGCTTTCATGCCGGTCAGCTTGCCTTGCGGCGTGGTGGTGCCGATCAGGTTCGATACGGTGGCGGCGTCGTCGCCGCCGGCCTTGGCGCGCACCGCGACGATCAGTGGCTTGGCCTGGTCGGCGATGGCGTCGAGCGAGGCGGCGAGGGTGCCCTTAACGCCGGCCTTGTCGAGCGCCTGCTGCACGTCGGTGATCAGCACCGGCGTGTCTTCCGGGTAATAGGAAGCGTCGGCATCGGGCGCGGTGCACACCACGCCGATGACGGCGGTGGACACGGTACGGATCGGGCGGGTGCCTTCGTTCAGCTCGATGACCCGGACGCCGTGGTGGTAGTCGGTCGGCATGATAAGTGTCTCCAGTTAAAGGTTGGAGTTAGCTTGCCGTGTGGGGAGAGGTTGGTCAGTTGGTAGTCGCTGTATGAGAAGCGGGCACAGCAAAGGTATGGCGAGTCCTGTGAACAGAGCGGATGGAGTTCAGACAGGAAAGCAGATTCTTAAGATTGCCATCATCATTTTTTGGACAAATTATTCGTTTGTATTTTTTATAACCATGGAAAACAGCTAGAACCATGCATTTACTGACACATACGCATCATCTTGCCGTTGCACTCAATCCGCTGATCGGACCGACGATCAAGGACACCATCGAAAACATAACCTTATGCCTGGAGCACCTGGGCCGGATGTACTCGGACACGCATGCTGACCCGTCGATTGGGTTTACGACCGCTGCGGCTGTGGCCGCGTTGAAGTATGAAGTGGAACGGATCGCACAATCCGAGTGACAGGAGCCCCGCAGAGTAGCGGGGCTTTGCTCTTTTCGCGCGTAGACGGATGTCATGGGATTGAAGTAGCATGGCTATGGTTTGTGAAAAGTGAGTTCGTGATTGTGATTAAAAACTTTAAAATTGCATTGCTTGCATCTCTTCCTTTAATTGCAACAAATGCCTCTTTTGCAGGTTATGCAGAAGGGGTCGCGGCATTTGATAAAAAAGATTACAAAGCGGCCTTTTCTGAGCTTAAGCCATTAGCTGATGCAGGGGATGGCGAGGCGCAGAACTATGTTGGCCTAATGTATGAATATGGGAGTGGAATCAAGAAAGACGAGCAGGAAGCCGCAAAATGGTATGAGAAATCATTGTTAAAAGGGAGTGGGGAGGGCAGCTGGAATTTTGGGAGGAGTCAATTGTACGATATTGGCGTTAAAGGGGATAAGAATTTGGCTTATCTCACTTTTCTAATTCTCACCTCAAAAGGAGATGAGCGAGCAGCTTATGCGGCGGGAATTATGGAGTCGGATGGTAAATATCCAACGTTTACGTCCTATCCAAAAGCAATAGCGCATTTTAAGCAGGCCGCAGAAAAAGGTAGTGTAAATGCTTTGTATGAGCTTGGGTTGGTTTATGCCAAACAAGGAAATGATGGCGAGGCATTGAAGTATTATGATCAAGCTGCAGAAAAGGGGGATCTTGATGCCTTGTATGAAGCTGGAGAAATTTATTCAAAGCAGGGCAATAATGGTCAGTCATTATATTATCTAAAACAAGCAGCGGATAGGGGGAATGTGCGGGCAATATATAAGCTGGGGGTGATGTATTTTAAGGGGGATGGAGTTGATGAGGACGGTTATGAGGCTGTTCGCTATTTTAGATTGGCTGTCAATGCGGGGAGTTTGGATGCTATAAATGCTTTGGGTGCGGCATATCGGTCTGGAGTGGGGGTGCCGCAAAATAAAGTAATAGCATATGCTTTATTTAGTAAGGCCGTGC